AAAGCGTTCGTGAATATGTTGAAAAAGTTTCCGACGGTCACGGAGTTGAGAAAAAAGGTCGTACAGACTCACCAGACAATGGTAAGAGTCCAGTAAGTACTGCTAAAGGTAAGCCAACAACAGGCGCAACTGCACACAACATCTTAGGTAGCAAGTCTACTGAAGCAGGTGGCAAGGGCGGTCAAGGTCTAGTTGGTAATGTTAAAGGCGAATATACTAAAGGTGTTGAAAAGAACATCACAGGTAGCGCTAAAACAAAAATGCCACAAGGTAACACCCTAAGTAAAGTTGCCGCAGGTCATGGCGCAGAGAGAAAAGGTACTAGCGAAACTGGTGCTTATACTAAATCTCCTGCAGACCGAGCACAATAATTAGGAAAATAGGATGAAACAACTTTCATATCTAAGAGAGCATTTAAGTTTTGATCAGGCGAGAGTAGTCTTAGAGTCTGATGACAAGGACGGTAAGAATCTATACTTGAAGGGAATTGCTATTCAAGGCGGTATCCGAAATGCCAACCAGCGGGTTTATCCAGTAAATGAGATTGCTAACGCTGTAAAAACTTTAAATGATCAAATTCAGAGTGGTTATTCTGTTTTAGGTGAAGTTGATCATCCTGATGATTTAAAAGTAAATTTAGACCGTGTATCCCATATGATTACAGATATGTGGATGGACGGCCCAAATGGCTATGGAAAGATGAAAATCCTTCCTACCCCAATGGGTAACTTAGTTCGCACAATGCTTGAAAGCGGCGTAAAACTTGGCGTAAGTTCTAGAGGTAGCGGTAACGTTAATGAAGGTTCTGGCGAAGTAGCAGATTTTGAGATTATTACTGTTGACGTAGTTGCTCAACCAAGTGCTCCTGGTGCTTATCCTACACCTGTTTATGAACATATCATGAACATGCGTGGAGGTAACAAAGCATTTACAGTAGCGCAAGAAGTGAAAGAAGATCCAAAGGCCCAGAAGTATCTACGAGAGGCGATGCTTCATATTATTAACGGGTTAAAAACCTAAGGAGACCAAAAAATGTTGGACGCATTCAAACAATTGGTCGAAAGTGGCGTGATGTCAGAAGACGTAAAGTCTGAGATTGAAGGCGCTTTTACCCAACGTATTCAAGAGAATCGCGACCAAGTCACTGCCGAACTTCGTGAAGAGTTTGCTCAAAAATACAGCCATGATAAGGCTGTTATGGTTGAAGCACTTGACAAGATGATCGGTGAGAGATTGGCCGCAGAAATGGCCGAGTTAGCAGAAGATAAGAATGCCCTAGTGGAAGCAAAGGTTACTTATCAACGCAAAATGACAGGTGATGCTAAAATATTAGAATCATTTATCATGAAACAACTTGGTAAAGAATTAGTAGAATTCCAAAGCGATCGTGATAAAGTTGCTGAGAATTTTTCTAAGTTAGAGAACTTTATTGTAGGTGCTCTAGCAAGAGAAATCAACGAGTTTGCAATTGACAAGCGTGATTTAGCAGAAACGAAAGTTAAGTTAGTCCGTGAAGCAAAAAACAAGTTTGGAGAAATCAAAGCGCAATTTATTAAGCGTAGTGCTGCAATTGTTGAAAACACAGTTACTAAAAAATTAACTTCTGAGATGAAACAACTCAAAGAAGATATTGATAGTGCCCGTGAAAACGCATTTGGACGCCGCTTATTTGAAGCATTTGCTCAAGAGTTTGGTACAAGTTATCTAAACGAAAAATCTGAAACAAGTAAATTGTTGAAGGTTATCGAGAAGAAAGAACTTGAACTAGCAGAAGCAAGGGCTGCTGTTAATGAAAAAACACATTTAGTAGAATCTAAGGACCGCGAAATTCGTGTTGCCTATGATATTGCTAAACGTAAAGAAGTAATGGCAGAAATGCTAGCACCATTAGGTGCTGAGCAAAAAAGTATTATGAAAGAATTGCTAGAGTCTGTACAGACTGCAAAACTTAGTGATACTTTTGACAAATACCTACCAGCAGTTATGGAAGGTGCAGTTAAGAAAACTACTAAGGTGCAAACCAAAGAAGTTATTACTGAAAGCACAGAAGTAACTGGAGACCGGGAACAAAAGACAGCCGAGGTAGGCTTAAAAGAAAACATCTTAGACATCCGCAAATTAGCGGGTCTAAAATAAACTTAATTCAAGGAGAAGACATAAAATGTCACAATTATTAAACGAAAGATGGTCAGAGACCAAAGACGCTCTGCTTGAAGGCCTACAAGGTACCAAGAGATCCGTAATGGCAACAACTCTTGAGAATACTCGCAAGTATTTGGCTGAAAGCGCAACTGCTGGTGCAACAAGTTCCGGCAACATTGCAACATTAAACCGTGTTATTTTACCGGTTATCAGACGTGTTATGCCGACTGTTATTGCTAACGAAATCGTTGGTGTACAGCCTATGACAGGTCCAGTTGCACAAATTCACACTCTACGTGTTCGTTATGCTGATAGCGGCGACGGCATTGTAGCAGGTGACGAGGCATTAAGTCCATTCAAGATCGCTGCTGCTTATTCTGGTAACAACGTTGATGCAACTCCAAAGGCGCAAACAACTGCTGTTCTAGAAGGTCGGCCAGGCAAGCGTATGAGCATTCAAATCTTGAAAGCACCAGTTGAAGCGAAGACACGTAAGTTAAGCGCACGCTGGACTTTTGAGGCTGCACAAGATGCACAATCCATGCAAGGTATTGACATTGAAGCAGAAATTATGGCTGCTCTAGCACAAGAAATTACTGCTGAAATTGACCAAGAAGTACTAGCAAGTCTACGTTCTTTAGGTTCAGTTGAGCAGACATATGACCAGGCTGCTGTAAGTGGTACTGCTACATTTGTTGGTGATGAGCATGCTGCTTTAGCGATTCAAATCAACCGTGTTGCTAACTTGATTGCTCAGCGTACACGTCGTGGTTCTGCTAACTGGGCAGTTGTATCTAACCAGGCTCTAACGATCCTTCAGTCTGCTACAACTAGCGCATTTGCACGTACTACAGAAGGTACATTTGAAGCACCTACAAACACTAAGTTTGTTGGTACATTAAACAACAGCATGAGAATTTATGTTGATGCTTACATGAGTGATGCAGATGACAACAACCAAGTATTAGTTGGATACAAAGGTACAAGCGAAGCAGATGCTGCTGCGTTCTACTGCCCATATATTCCTCTAATGAGTTCTGGTGTTGTGCTAGATCCAGCAACATTCGAACCAGTAGTTGGCTTTATGACACGTTACGGATATGTTGAGTTAACAAACACAGCATCTTCACTAGGTAACGCTGCTGATTACTTAGGTAAAGTTGCTATCACTAGCGCTAACGTAAGTTTCCGTTAATCTTTAATTAGATAAAAGGCAAATAAAAACCCGCTTCGGCGGGTTTTTTGTTAAATACAGTGTCATTAATCGTGCCTACACTTGAGTAGGACTTATGCAGAATTGACCCGCTGCGTAGACCTAGAACGTTTTAAAGGAGAAACAAATGGGACGTCCAACTAACAAACGCTATTTTAGCGCAAATACAGATAATAATATTAAAGTTCAATTTCACAATGGTTCCGCTAGTGTTGCAGGATATATTGTAAAACAAAGAGGTAGTAAAACTTTTGTTTGCTCTGATGGTTCATTGCAAAAAACATGCAGATTAGTTGATAAAGCATCTGCTGCGATCGCTGCTGGCGAAATGACAATTACTTTTCAATTAGACGGCGGAAGTGCGGTACGTGCAGTTAAAATGGCCGGTCGTGTAATGACTGCTAATGACGGTGCTCGTTATCCGTGGAACTTTAGCGTATCTTCAATTGATGGAGCCGCCCGTGTTGAAGAAGCAGGCACATCTACAGTTGCTGTTACTACAGCAACAGGTACTACAAACTTTGAAGGCGACGCAGAGTAAATTACTTAGATGTAATTTAAAAAAGGGCTTCGGCCCTTTTCTTATTTACGGCTAAATATGTTAAAGGAATCTGACCGCCATGGCATTAGACGTTATAAGATATACAGGTGATTTAAAGTTAGCCACTGCTCGTGGAGGAACTATTACACTCGATACGGGTGTAAACACTGGAACAGTTGTTATAACTGGTAGTTTAAATGTTTTAGGCAATCAGACTAGTTTTGCAGCAACTAATACTAACATTCAAGATAATATTCTTTTACTTAATGCAGGCGAAACAAATTCATATGTAACATACGGTTCGGCAGGTCTTGCAATCGATAGAGGTAGTAGAGATAGCACAACATCGTCTGCAAGAATATTATTCAATGAAGATACCTGGGTATGGACAAAAAACAATGGAACTACTTCTTCTAATGCAGGAAGTTGGTCTATAACTGTTGGTAACGGTGTTTCACAAAAAGGCAGCGCTTTAAGATTATCTTCTTTGATGCTAGATTATTCAGGAGTTGTTGATTCTAGCACTACTACCAACAGAATGATTCTGTTAGGAAATAGCGGACAACCAGAAATGTTGTCAGTTATAGGACAGCAAAATTATGCTTCTCGAGTAACACATCCTAATGATATTCCAAATAAAGAATATGTAGATAACAGACCTTTTTCAGGAACTGCTACTAGTTCATTAACTTCTTTAGAACTAAGACAAGGTAACACATATGTTACTGTATCAGACGACAGCGTATCAGGACTACCGAGTAAAGTAACTACATACATTGACGGAGTTAGTCAATTCTTAGTTCAAGGTAGCGGTATTACAATGCAAGGCATTGCTATTGTAAATCGTACTCTAAGAACAACTACAGCCAATACAGACTTAACGTTACAAACTTTTGGCACAGGCACTACAGTAGTAAATAACGGTATATCAATTGGTGTATCTTCTACTGCTCCATTTAGAAGCCAAGGCTCTGTAAAGATTTATTCTACATCAACATTAGGCGCAGGTAGTACAGGATTGTTATTTGTTGCAGATGACAACAGAACATCACCATCTACAGAAGTTAGAGGTGAATTAATATCTGCAAGAAAAGCATTGGTATTTTCAATTATATTTTAAGGATTTAAGATGGCTATCGCAAACGCACAACTTATCGCAACGGACAAAACAGAAGTATTTGTTTCAACAGGCGAAAACGCAATTACTTGTTTAATTTTTTGCAATACAAGTTCTACAGACGACGAAGTTACAATTTGGGTTGTTCCATCAAGTCAACCTGCTGGCGATGCTAACATGATTATTAATGCAATGCCAGTTCCTGCCGGAGAAACATTTAGTATTGATACAGAAAGATTTATTTTAAGTGATAGCGACAGTGTTCAAGCACAGGCAACGCAAAATAATTTAATTACTGCTACAGTGAGTTATGTTGCAACAGGGCAATAACAATGAAATTTTATAAAAGAAAAAATTTAGATGACGGAAACGTAAGCAATGATTCTTTTGCTCTAACCGCAGCAGGTCGTTTGATAACTGATTTAACTGCCAGTATACAAGTACCTGCAGGTACTGTTGGACAACGTCCGTCAGGCGCTACAGAATATAATCAAATAAGATACAATACACAATTATTTGATTTAGAAGCATCAGTAAGAGGATTGTGGGAAAGAGTTAGAACAGTTCGTCCTGCCTTAATGAATGTTCAAAATTTAGGAAGTGGTAACTACTACAGTACATTTTTTGGTCCTTTAAATCCTAGCTATCAACTGTCATATGATGCGGGCGCTGAAAACATATCAGTTTATGTTGATAATGTTTTTCAAATTCCAGGCACTAATTATGATTTAACAACTGATCCTAGTCCTGCATCAGCAGTAACTACTGGAACAACTGCTGCAAGTTCGTTGACTAATAATATTCTTTATCTAGACACTGTGGTCAATGTTCAGCCTGGAACAGTAGTTTCAGGATCGGCAGGAATCAATTCAGGAACAACTGTTGTTCAGACTATCACTGGAACATTTAACGTACAAATTAGTGAACCTGTAATTGGTGATGTTAATGCCGGAACATCATTAACTTTTACATATTATACCGGAACGTATGTTCAGTTTTCAGGTGAAGTTCCTGCAAAACCTGTTGTAGTAATACAAGGTATCGACGGCTACTTCCCACCTGGTTAATAGTCCTATTTAACCCAAAAAAATTAAATCCGATAAATAGTAGTGATGTCATGTTTTGGCAGTTGTCGCTACTGTGGTAAACCCGCAATGTAAGGTGGTTATCCGTGAAACTCGGAGGTTGAAGGAGTTAGTATGGCCGTAGGTCGAATTACAGGCCCGTTACTCGCAAGCAATTTGCGTCGTGACGGAATAGATATCGCAGTTGAAACAGACCTGTTATACATTAATGTTGTTGATGGCCGTATTGGTATCAAAACAGATTCTCCTAGAACCGAGTTAGATGTTAACGGCACGTTAACTACTAAAGTATTAATTGCAGACACTGCTACAATTGGACTAGTTACAATTGAAAGTTCTACGTCTAGCAGCACAATTTCCACACTGTTTGGCGATATTAATATCAATCCGGGTGGCGGCGACGTTCTAAATATCAATTCTGATACATATGTTGACGGAGATGTTTATGCAACTGGTAATTTCTTTGCTCAAGGAAACATTAGACTAGGTGATACTACTGGGACCGATGTAATCAGTTTCTTAGGCGAAATTAACACAGACATCCTTCCTTATCTTAGTACAGGAACATATGTAACTACCGAAACTGAAAGTGGAACAGTTACTAACTTTATTACTAACACAGAAATTATTTCTGAATATAGTTTAGGTAATACAAGTTCGTATTGGAAAAATTCTTATCTAGACAACATATATACTAGAAGTATAGATACATTTACAACCGAAACTTCTACTAGTACCACAGCAACTTACGATATACAGTTCTTTCCTGATATTCCGTTGTTAGAAAGATCTTTAAACAAGAGTGTTAGTATTAATGGTGATATTCGTGTTTACGGCAATAATCCAGTTGGCACATTTCCTACTGTTAATAATATTTTATATGTTAACGAAAATGGTAGCGACGACAATGACGGTCGAGCAATGGACTCAAGTCGTGCATGCCGTACTATAACTGGCGCCACTCGTAGTCCGTATTTTAAACAAGGTACTGTTATTAAAGTGTCTCCCGGATACTATGCAGAAGATAATCCTATTCCGTTATTGCCTTATACTTCTGTTGTTGGAGATAGTTTACGTGCAGTATTTGTTGAACCGTTAAACAACACTTTAGATTTGTTTCATGTTAATTCAGGTGTGTATATAACTGGTATGACAATGCTGAATTTAAGTCGAGGCGAAGTTACAAGATATAAACCAGGCGGTGCGGGAACATATACTACAGGTGCGTACTGTGTTGCATTTCCGCCTAGGTTAGATAATCCAATTGAGTTGTTTCACAGTCCGTATATTCAAAACTGTACTAATCAATCAGGTCCTTGGTTGTTTGACGGCACAATGTTTGTCCCAAATCAAACAGTTCAACTTCCATTAGTAGTTACAACATCCAGTTACGAAGCAAATACAACTACTATACTAGTAACAGTCAAACCAGAAATTACGGCTCAGCAAATCGAAGTTGGCATGGCAGTAAACGGTACAGGTATTTTAATTGAAGATGATATTACTATTGCAACAGTAGTAGCAATTGAAAATCCTGATACAAATTTTCAAGCGGCAAAAACTCTTTTAGATTTAAACAAAACATTTATTCAGTCTGAAGTAGTTGCATGGGTTAATGAAACTTATCCTTCTTTATCTTATGACGACGACAAATGTGCAAGAGATGTAGGCTACATTGTTGACGCACTAGCAAATGATGCAATTATTGGCGGAAATTTGAAAACAGTAGAAGCAGGTCGTTCGTATTACGAAGGCAATACTGAAATTTTAGGTAATGAATTGCAACCTACAATTGCATCATTTGGAAGAATTAACGACTTAGCGTTAGATGTAATTTCTAACACATCAACGATTTCAGTTACTTCTGGAACATTAATAGCACAAACATTTGATGAAGAACAACTAGGCGGAGAAATAGCATCCGATAACATTACATCATTAGTTGTATTGCTACAAGATATTTTACAAAATCAATCCGGGTATGAAAATGCAGCCGCCTTGTTAAATGCTAACAGAGGTTTCTTACAAGCAGAAACAGTTGCATTTGTAAATGAAACATATGTCGGTCAACCTATTCCAAGTTTTACATATGACCAAGATAAATGTTTTAGAGATGTCGGATACATTATTGATGCAATTGGAACAGATTTAATTTACGGCGGCAATGAACAAAGTGTTACAGCAGGAGAAGCATACGCCGGCGGATCTGCAATTATAGGTGAAGTAGATGAAACAGTTGCCGGATTTACATATCTAGCATCATTGGTTAGAGATGTAGTACTACAAAATCAAATCATTGATGGATATCAAAATACATTAACTCAAACTACAACATCAACGCTAGTAGGCACTAATGCATCTGTTGAAGCAATGACTAATAATGTTGCTTTGATTAATTCATTAATACAAGGAACTGCAGGATCATCTCCTACAGTTATAAACAACGGACAGATAACTACTAATCAAGGCATTTTGGATAGTTATGCCCTATTAGAAGCCAACAAAGAATTTTTGCAAACTGAAGTAGTTAATTATATCAATGTATCATTTACTAATTTAGATTTTGTTTATAATGCGGATAAGTGTGAAAGAGATACTGGATTAATTGTTGACAGCCTTTCAATGGATTTGTTGTATCAAAGTAATAGTAACTCAACATTTGCCGGACTTCAATACTGGAATCAAGATAATTTTGCAAGTGAAATTGCAGGAGAAGTTACTACAACTACTAATGCATTTGCATATGCAAGCAATATTTGCCAAGACATCATACAAAATTTTACTGTTACTCCGTTCCAAACTGATATTGACCAAGACTTTAGCACAACTGCTTCTACTACAGCAGAAGCAATTGCATTGTCAACTAACTTTAACAAAATAATAGATATTATTACAAATGGTCCAGCAGGAATAACTGACGATATTGTACCAAACGATGTAGCATCTAATTCAGATAATATTGTTTGGGCAGTAGAAAATTTAACTAAAAATAAAGAATTCATTCAAGAAGAAGTTGTAGCCTGGGTAGAAGCAAATAAAGATTCAGGGTTTGTGTACGATCAAGAATTATGTCGTAGAGATGCAGGATATATTGTTGACTGTGTAACTTTAGATTTATTACATGGCGGCAATAGACAAAGTATTCAAGCAGGTGTATATTACTACGGATACGATAGCACAAGTACAGTATTAATTAACGAAATTCCTCAAACTGTTGCTGCATATGCATACATGAAACAACTAATTGAAAAAGTTGTTCAACGCATTTCTGCCACTAAAACGTATCAATCAGAAGTTGAACAAAATTTAGATACTACTGGTGCAACATTACAAGAAGCAAGATTTATTTCTAATAATT